TTATGTATTTAATGAAGTAGTTAAAGGTGTTTCTACAGGAACAACTGCACACGTTGCTGATTGGGATTATGATACAAGAATACTTAAAGTTAAAATAGCAAGTGGGTCTTTTGCTTTAGGCGAATCCATAGTTGGAATTGGAACTACTTTTGGTGGTTCCAATTCCAATTATAAACTTCTTTCAGTCAATACGCAAGATGAATATGATCCATATGCAGAGAATATTCCTATTGAATCAGAAGCAGATGAATTTTTGGATTTTAGTGAGCGCAACCCCTTTGGAGATTTTTAAATCTAAATAATTAATAAAAGGACATTATTATGCTAGGAGAATACTATTACCACGAAATAGTCAAAAAAACTATAATTGCATTTGGTACTTTATTTAATAATATTAACATTAAACACAAAAAACAAGATGACAGCGATTATAGCACAATAAAAGTTCCTATTGCATATGGTCCAGTAGAGAAGTTTACGGCAAGATTAGAACAAAAACCAGATTTGAGAAATAGGGTTTCTATCGTTCTCCCAAGATTAGCATTTGAGATGACTAGCATTCAATACGATAATACTAGAAAAGTCTCTACTATGCAAACTTTTAAAGCATTAAGTTCTACAGATAATCAGGTAGTAAAGAAAGTTTTTATGCCTGCTCCATATAATATTGGCATTCAACTTTCTATTATGACTCAATATAATGATGATGCTTTGCAAATTATTGAGCAAATTCTTCCGTATTTCCAACCATCTTTCAATTTAACAATAAATTTGGTTTCCTCTATAGGGGAAAAAAGAGACATTCCTATGATACTTGAAAATATCAGTTTTAAAGATAATTATGATAGCGGATATGAAGAGAAAAGAATTATAATTTATGATTTAACCTTTACTGCTAAAACTTATTTGTTTGGACCTATTCCAGATAATACAGAAGGATTTATCAAAAAAGTCCAGGTAGATTATTATTCTGATACAGAAACCAAAAATGCATCTAGGCAACTTCGTTATGTTGCAGAACCAAGAGCAATTAAAGATTATAATTCAGACAATACAACCTCTCTTGCACAAGATGTAGATGATAAAATTACTAAATTTATTGTAAATAATGCAACTTCTCTTGTAGAAGATACATATATACAAATTGATGACGAAGAAATGTATATTAAATCTATATCTGGAAATACTATTACTGTATTAAGAGGTAGAGATGATTCTTCGATAGTTTCACATTTAAATGGTTCGTCTGTAAATATTATTAATACTGCAGATGATAATTTGATTGAACAAACAGATGATTTTGGGTTTGATGAGTATCGTTTTGATTATGGTGATGGTAAAATTTATAGTCCGTCTAAAGGTATTGATGTATGAATAACAAATTTGACGATATAAATCAAGCATTGGATATAGAAGCAACTTCTATAGAAAAAGAAATTGTAAAAAGATCTCCATCAAAATTATCTAGACCAATAGATAAAAATGATTTAGATGCTGATTATGAATATGCAAGAGGGCACTATTATGCTTTATTGGAAAAGGGACAAGAAGCAATTGATAGTATATTAGAACTAGCACAAAGTTCAGAAAAAGCAAGAGATTTTGAAGTCGCTCTTCAAGGAATTAAAAGTATGGCTGATGTTGCCGATAAACTTATGGACTTACAGCAAAAAAATAAAAAAATAAGAGAAGAAGATAAATCCAACCCAAAGAATGTTACGAATGCGCTTTTTGTTGGTTCTACTGCAGAGTTACAGAAATTACTCAAGAAAGGAATCATAGATTCTAAATAGTTAGAAAGTTTATATGAAAAATTTTAAAGAGTTTATAGATGAAACTAAAGCAATAAAAATAAAATCACATAAAACTGTAGACCAAATAGCAAAGAAACACAGACTTGATGTTTCTTTTATACAAAATCAACTTGAAATGGGAATTCCAATTGAACACGAACATACTCGTGATAAAGTTTTAGCAACTGATATTGCTTTGCAGCATTTGAATGAAATTCCAGATTATTATACTCGTTTGAAAAAAATGGAAGCAAGTGCGAAAAAAGAACACAAGAAATTTAAAGATGTAAAAGAAGAGAAAGGAGAAATAAGATATTGTAGTCTTTGCAAAAAAGAAGAATCTCAAGAAGAATGTAAATATGGTCCTGCTATGTGGAATATTAACGCACGAACATTAACACAAAATCAAATTAAGTTTAATACTACTAGAATACATCCTGCAAATGAATCAGTGACTATTGAAGATGCAAATGGTAATACTTTTTTGGAAGTTATTGATTTAATTAAACCAGAAAAAATGAAAGGTGTTAGTGAAGAAACAAAATCTGGTGATTCATCTCTTCACGATTGGTTTTCAAAAAGCAAATCAAGTGATGGAAAGCCAGGGTGGGTTCAGTTGGGGGGCAGATACGCAGGGAAACCTTGCGCCAAACAACCAGGACAAAATACTAAACCAAAATGTGGATCATCAAAAATGGCTGCAAATATGTCTGATGATGAAGAAGAAGCAGCAGCAAGAAGAAAAAGAAAAGAAGATCCAAATCCAGATAGGTCAGGGCAAGCAAAAAATATTAAGACTGAAGAATTTGTAAACGAGGATGCTTGTAAAGAAAAAGTAAAATCTCGTTATAAAATTTGGCCTAGTGCATATGCTTGTGTTCCAATTGAAACTTCCAAGGCACTCACCAAAAAAGGATGGAAATCTTATGATCAGTTAAATATTGGAGATGAAATATTAACTTTTAGTTTAGAAAAAAATATTTTGGAATTCAAACCAATACAAAATTTACATTTTTATGAGAATTGTCCAACATATGTAATAAAGAACGGAAATACAGGTTGGAAATTTGAATGTACGCCAAATCATAAATGGGTTGTTAAATATCCAGAATGCAAAGGGAGTAGGGGAAGAAAAAAACACACAAACCTTACTAATAATATGCAACTGGTTTCTATGGAAGAAATATTAAATGAACCTGGAAGTAATAGGAAATTGGTTATAAGTTCAAAATATAATGAAGGAACTCAAATAAGTTTAGACAAAATTTACAAATATGAAACAAATTGGGTAGAATATTTATTAAATTGTTCAGCAGAACAGAGAGAAACTTGGTTATATAGTGCCATTGTGTATGACGGAAATCAAATAAAAACAGAAAGATTAACAGAAAAAAAAGAAGATCAAAATGATTGTGGGTATATGTATGATACTCCACACAATAAGCAATCTTTTGGATTTAAACAAAAAGATATAAATCACAGAGATGCTTTTTTATTATCTGCATTTTTAAATAGAGGATTAGTTACATTTAAAAAAAATACAAAAACAAACATTTATGGTTGCCATTATGTTTCTTATGACGGAACTAAAAGTTTGGATGGATTCAAATTAATAGAAAATAAAGAATCAAATGTTTGGTGTCCACAAACTGAAAATGGAACTTGGGTTATGATGCAGGAAACAGATGGTAATGGTGTCATAACAATTACTGGAAATTCTGGAGCAGTTGTAAAATGTCGTAAAGTTGGTGCTGCAAATTGGGGAAATAAGACAGAAAAAAATAATGTCTCGGAAAACTATCTGAGGATACAGACTCGCGGAACAACTTATAGTATACTACTAAATTGGAGAGGAAAATATATAACATCACAGATGTTTTTCCCGCAATTTACAAGACCAACCAAAAAACAAGTTACGGATGAAGTAAGAAAAATTTATCCAAATGCGATTGTATTAGCATTCAATCCATCATTAAAAGACCCAACAAAACCATTATTATTTACAGGACAAACTAATGAACCCAGATAATATTGAACTTGACAATTTAAGTAAAATTTTTGAATATGAAAAAATATCAAGAGAATTGGAATCTTGCACCAATATTGATTTATTAAAAAATATTTGTAGGTGTTATGTGAAACTTTATTTAAAGCAACAAGAAACACTAACCTTACTGGATATGAAAGAATTTGAGGTAAAATAAGTATGAGTAGTGGTGATCAGTATCTAGGAAATCCTTTACTAAAAAAGGCGAATACGCCAATAGAGTTTACTAAGGATAATATTGAACAATACATAAAATGTAAAGAAGATCCTGTATATTTTGCAAGAAATTATATAAAAATTGTTTCTCTTGATCATGGTCTTGTGCCATTTGATATGTATAAGTTTCAAGAAAAACTTATCAGTAATTTCCATGATCATAGATTCAATATCTGCAAAATGCCAAGGCAGTCCGGTAAGGCATTAGCATTAGATACTCCAATTCCAACACCAACTGGTTGGACCACTATGGGGGATGTTAAAATTGGAGATGATATACTATCTCCATCTGGAAACAAAGTTTCAGTTATTATGAAAACTGATATAATGCATAACCATGATTGTTATAAATTATATTTTGATAATGGAGAGGAAATAATTGCAGATGCAGATCATTTATGGGAAGTTGATAGTTCTTACTGGAGAACCGGAAAGAAAGTTATAACATCCCAGGAAATATACGACAAATACGAGTCCAAATCTCAAAATAAAAGAGGAAAGGGAGTCCAGGGATCATTATATGTCAATAAATCTAAACCGATCAGTTTTATTAAAAATTCATTAGATATTGATCCATATCTTCTTGGAGTTTGGTTGGGAGATGGATATTCTTCTGATGGGAGAATAATTGCACATAAAGATGACTATACATTCTACAAAAAAAGAATAGATGTAGAATACGAAAGGGAGGATGGAAATTGTATAAGATTTAAAGTTAAAGATTTTAAATTGAAATTAAAATTACAAAATCTATTAAAAAATAAACATATTCCGCAAAATTATTTAAGATCTTCCTATGAAGATAGATTAGAATTACTTCGTGGATTAATGGATACTGATGGGTCAGTGACAAAAAACACAAGATCATTTGAATTCTATCAAAAAAATTATGATCTTGCATTGCAAGTCGTAGAACTACTATCTACATTGGGAATTAAATCAAATATTAGACACAAAAAGATAAAAGATAATTATTATCATACGGTATCATTTACAACTAAAGAGCAAGTATTTAATCTCCAAAGAAAATTAAATAATGTAGATACCCAAAGAACAACTAGAATACAAGAAAATAGACATTATATCCATAAGATAGAAAAAGTTGATAGTGTTCCGGTTGCTTGTATTCAAGTGGATAGTGAGGATCATTTATTTCTATGTGGTAAGACTTTTATACCAACTCACAACTCTACAACTGTAGTTTCCTATTTGCTTCATTACGCAATATTTAATGATAATGTCAATATTGCAATTCTTGCCAATAAAGCGTCTACTGCCAGAGATCTTCTTGGGAGACTTCAATTAGCATACGAAAATCTCCCCAAATGGATGCAACAAGGCGTCTTGATATGGAACAAAGGTTCACTAGAACTTGAGAACGGTTCCAAGAT